GCAGGGTTGGTGCTTTCATTTTTGCATCTTTCATGTCTTTTTCGAGTATATGCTGCCCGTTCGCTCCGTCTACAACTACCGTTTTGGGTTTCATTTCCGCAATGTATGACAGTATCCAGTCGTTCCCTTCGCGGATTGTTCTGCAGTCGAGTGCTTCGACGAAAATTTTTCCTTCATTCGTTTTTGATGCTACCGACATCGCAACATGCTGTCCATCATGTCCATATTTAACCCCAACAAAAAGTTCTCCTTTTAATTTTGGTTTTGATGCGATCGCCAGTGATTCCCACTCTGTTTTACTAATCGCCGATTTTTGATTATATTTTAACCACAGTCCCAGTCTTTGGATGTTAAAATCTATATCATCCGTTGTAATTTCTGCCCGGATCTTCCTTTCTGTCAGTATTGTTCCTAACGACGGGTTTGTTTCGTACCACGCCTCAACATCGTTCGCGGGTGTCAAGTTTTCAACCGACCATTCCGCCCATCCGGAATCGAATCCACGACCGGCAAGTACTGTCTCCCTATATTTTGTAAAAACTGTTCCGGCCGATACCGCCGTTGGCGGCGTTCCAAGCATGATTGTTTGCGGGTTCTCGCTGTCTGATACGATATATTTCAAAGACGTCTCCTGTGCTTCCGTGTATTCTTGTGCCTCATCTATAATTAACACGTCGTATCCTTCGCCGAGTCCGCCCGATGATGTTCTTGTGCGGAATTCTACTACACCCCCGTCGCTTGTGTATAAGTGTTCTTTTCCAAACGCCTTAAATGATGATGATATCTTGATTCCTGCTTTTTCGCACATTCGATCCAGCCGCTCCCACACTGCGTGTGATGTTGTTGCCCTGTGTGCCGTGTACAGAATTCTTTCGCCGTTTTTCAGTCCCCATAGGCAGCGCGCTAACACATTTTCCGACTTTCCATTTCGTCTCGGCACTGAATAGCCATATTTTTGATGCATCCATAAACCATCATCGTTTACGGCCATAATGTCGCATTGTAGCAACTGCTGCCATTCAAGCAGCTCGTTCCCTGTCTTTGCGTACAGTTCCGCAGCTTCTTGTCCTCGTGTTTTTGAATAAGGAATCGTTACGGATTGAGTCGGCGTCTGACGTCCTAACCTCGTTTCCGTCATGACTTTCCTCCTGTCTTTTAACTATATCTTTCACGAGCAATATCACCCCATTGCCCGAAGGGACATTTTTTTCAAATTGCATTAAAAAAACGCGCTTTTCGCGCGCTTAGATAAATGGAGTTATTTCTTTTATATCTTTCAAAAATTCTTTTGCTTTCTCTATTAAGGAGTTGTTGCACACATACGCAATCCCTTCCGGTGTGATCTCTGCCGTTTTTAAATCATAAATCAATTCTTTGCCCCACACTTTTTCTGTTTCGCATGTTATATATCCGTCTTCAATTAAATTTCTCATGATATAATCCCAGTATTTCCGGTTGATCTGCAGTAGTTGACTGTCGTGAGTAATCATGTTCGGGTTTGTATCTTCTCCCGATTTCAATTTTACATACAAGTACGATAGTATCTTGTATACAATTACAAAATAATCGTCCTTTGCCATTTCGCCTCACCCTTCGATCTCTTCTATCATTTTTTCAAACATTTCTTTTTCATTCATTTCTTCCATGTAGAACAG